CCTCCAGGTCTTTGTTGTTTCAGTAGCTCTCCTTGTACTGCAACAGATATGAGAGTTCCGAGTTCTTTTGCTCCAGCGTCATCTCCTTGAACATCTGAACCTGATGCGTCTACATTAACAACAACACTTGTATTATTGCCACCTCCAAGTTTATTATTTGGCACAATCGTTCCGGAAGATCTTGGTACGAATAATTCTGGCCCTCTTTCTCCTACGATTGAAGGTCTGCCTACTGGTGGCCTACCTCCTTTAGCAAATAAACCAATAGCACCTAAAATACCACCACCTTTTTTGCCTTCAGAGCCTAATATTGAACCAAATAATGCTTGATTAAGTGCTACATCTAGGAATCTATCAGCAACATTGTTAAGCAAATCTCCAAGAGTAGATGTTCCTTTAATCAATCCTTTAATACCTTCTTTAATATCATTGTTAATAGTTGCAGATAGAGACTCAAAAGCATCCTTAACCATCTTAGCGTTTTCAGCTTGTTCTTTTAAATCCTTATTTATTATGACACCATCTCTAATTCTTCGTAATTGTCCTTCATTTATGTCGTCCATAGTTAAGCCCATTTCTTCAACCTTAGTTTTAATTGCATCTTCAATTAAAAATTCTTCTTCTTTGCCAGCGATGATAGCCCTGTTTAATTCATTTTCTTTCTCTAAGTCTCCTAAACCAGCACTGATTAATTTATTTGTTTGGGCTCTTAGTTTGTCTTTGTCTTTCTGTAAAATTAAAGATTCTGCTATTTCTAATTTTTCTGCTTTAGCAGCCTTTAAATCATCTGATTTTTGTTTGTTTGCTGCTCTTCCCTTTGCCTCCCTATTTTGAATATTCGCTATTTTTTCGTTTACCTCAGAAAATGCACGATTGTTTGGATTTTTAGCTACTAGATCTCTAGCTCTGCCTCGTACATTAGCGTCTGCTCCTGCATCTAAAACCTGATTTAATAGTTTGGCTACTGCTGCCTGTACTTTTGTAAAGAATAATGTGACTTTATTTCCTAATTCTTGGAAGGTTTCGCCAAATTTTTGTAGTTCTGCTGCCTTATCTGCACCTATTTTATCACCCATCACTTCCAAAGCTGCGTTGAAAGCTGCTTGTTTACCTCTATTCTTTTCTATTAACTGGAGTCGCTTTTCCTCCATTGTTCCTGATATGCCTATTGCTTTTGACATAGCGGAGATGTTTGGATTTAGGCGGTTCATGGCCTTTCCAAGTTCACCTATGCTGTTAATTGCGTTTTGGATTGATTGGACTGCTGCTGTGGCTGCGATACCTCCTGCAAAACCACCCATCTGGCCGAACATTCCACCAATACCACCACCTAAAGCTCCTGCTGCTGCTACCCCTGGACCTTGACCAAATAACAGAGGAAAACCACCACTAATAAGAGCACTACCAAAATCAAAACCCCTAGTTGGGTTTATTCCTGGTATTTTGGCTAACCCACTTACAAGAGGGTTATTCATAAATGTCCTTTTACCTTGAGCGTCACGAGACTGTCTATCAGATAATCTGGTAAAAGGTCCTTGAGCAGTAGATTCTTGGACAGTCAGCTTATTGGCCTGTAATCTTTCTTTGTTTTGAAGTTGTAATAGCTTTAGCTTGCTTTCTTCTTTTGCTATGCCCCTTCCTATTTCTCTGTTTATTCGCTTGATCGTTCCAAATTCCTTACGATTTTGGGCATCTACAAGCTCGCCCATTTTTACTCGTAATTTATCTGTATTTACTCCTTTAGCCTCTAACTCTCTTAACTTCAACTCTATGCGTAATCTTTTTTCAGACTGCTTAGTGATAGTGTCGATACTCATTGCTGCCTGACCAGCACCTTTAGTAGGAGCCATTTGAGGTCCAAACTGTGCAGCAGTAAATCCTGTAGGTGCTCCCTTTAAGAATTTTGCTCTTTTTTCTACCTCGGTAGTTATACCTCTCTCTTCTTTTAGCCTTAATTGCGTCTGTTTTATCTCCTTATCTGCTAAGAGTATCTTGTTTTTAGCTAAATCAAGGTTATCCTGCTCTGTTAAATTCTCTACTTGAGATAAATTATTGGCTGCTTCGGCTAATTTAGTGCCTTTTAACTTTAAGTCTAGATTTTTGCTTTCTACTCCTAAACCTTTATTTTGTATAGTTAGTCTTTTGTTTTGTAATTGTAGTAACTTCTGCTCTTCACTTAATTCTGACTTAGCAGAGCCACCTCCACCGCCACCTCCTCTACGGCCTCCTCCTGTTCCTTTGTTTAATGCGTTTACATTTCTACTAATACTGGATAATTTAGTTTCTAAATCTGTTACCTGATTCAGATTCTTTACACTTACATTTATCTCAGCGTTATATGCCACGATTCAGTAAAAATTGAATATTTATTCTATTTTACATTAAATAAACTGATTAGCACTATCTCCTACGTCTTATTTTTTCAAACTCTTTTTCCTGCTCTTCATTTATTACTTGAAAGTATGCACTCCAGCCTATAAGTTCCTGCTCTGTCATTTCTCCTATTTCTTGGAGCGTTTTACCTAATTCTTTAGCTACTCCAAACTTGAGCATCATCCAGTTATCTTTTTTTAACTGGCTGGCTAGGATTTTGGGTCTATTACTTCTTCCTCCTCTGCATTTATTACTGCGAGCATAAGAGATTGAAGATCTCTGTCCTTTACTTCATTTTTGAGAACATCTATTTCCCCTGCGTTGAATAGTTTTGTTCCGTTTTCGTCTAATGCTTTATTTATTAATAATTGTAAAGCAAAGCCATTTGAGTCATCGCTTCTTGCTTGCCTTTGTGCCCTTTCACGCTCTGCCATTGTTAAAGGAGTTACATACATGACGAAGAGCGATCCATCGGATAGAGTTACCTCTTTTTTGATTGGGTCGAGATTCGCAGCTTTTCTAAGTCTGTCGAGAGCGTTCATTGTCGCCATAAATTTCGTATTGTTTTTATTAGTGTACTTCATTATGCAATAAAAAACCTCGGATTGACCGAGGTTCATAATAATTAATAACTGCTAGTAAAATATTATGCAGTCTTAGATAAGTCGAATGATGGAGCAGCACTAGGTCTAAAGGCTATCTCTACAACCTGTCCATCATCTGGGTTTACGTTGAAACTTGCAGAAGTAAGAATAATATCTGCCAAAATTGATCTACTTGCGTTTTGGTCTACGTTAGCACCACTCATCTGACGATCAATATACAGTCTTACTTTTGCACCAGCTTGCTGACGTTGGATAACATCTTCAACCATTCTGCTGGATAGAAGTGTGTCATCATCTGTGGAGTAAACACTAGCAGAACCACTACCATCAGCGAAACCTGAGATAAAGGTTCTAAATGGTGCGGTTTGAGTAACAGTTTGACCAATACTTGTTACGTCAATTTCTGCTCTGGTTATCTCAAAACTCCACTCTCTTACAGATCCAACAACTAATGGTGCTGTAAATGTAATGCTTGCAAAAGTAGGAGATGCTGAAGCTGTTACTGCTGCTCCTCCTGCTGTTGAAGAAACTGTCATAACACCAGTTGAAGCATCATAAGTTTTTACAAAATAATCTGCTGCTGGAATACAGTTAGTTACTGTAGATCCTGCTGGATATGCAAGTGTTACTGTGTCATTTACTCTGTAACCCAACTGAGATCCAACAGTGATATTTCCTCCTGATGAAGGGAAAGCTGATGCTGTAAGAGTTGTTACGCTTGTACCAGCAGGAGAATAATATAACGCTCCCGAAGTACCCGATAGAACTGTAGCCATGATTAATAATTCTAAGGTTTGAACATACGGGTACTACCCGATATGTCTATAGGATAGCGTAAATCTATGAAAAGATTCAAGGAGTTAACTGAGCTTGAAAATTTGTTTCTATTCTTGACATAAAGAATGGATATAGTCCTTTTCTGGATTCTTGACCACCCTCTACTGTTGTGAAGCTCGGTCCATCAATTTGGCCCATGCGTAAGTAGACTCCGCTTGTTGATTTTGCTGTGTTGTCTAAAGTATTTAAAGTCGTAAACGCTGTTGTAGCAAGGGTTTGATTTCTAGCTGGTCCTTTATTCTTTTCTGTGCACACTCTTACGACTATGATGCCTCTAATATGATTATGGGAAGAAGTAAGTGCAGTTTCAGTAGTTAGACCAAATTGAATGTTTACGTTAATAAATTCATCTACGCTGTCGGCCAAAACATTATAGAAATTATCAAAAAATATTGGAATTGCAGGACTTAATGCTCCATAGTTAGTTTGAAATGGAGTTTCGATAGCGGTTCGGACAGATTGATAGTTCATTTTATTTTTTCAAAAACACTTTTAAAAGTACTTTCTATCTCTTTCTGCATTTTACCTCCAGCAGCATACTTGGGGAACCAATCTAATTGAGCAGTTTGTAAATTAGGACCCTCTTTATCTAAAATTTTCATACCTCTGGTGTCTCCTGGAAATCTAACTCCTGACTTAGTTTTTTTAAGAGGTTCTTGATCTATTTCCCCTCTTGCGTCAAAAGGCACTGCGTCTATTGCCTGTTCTGCATATTCAGCGTTATTTCCAATAAAAAATTTAGATACTCCTGATGCCAACACTCTTTTTACTCCACTTCTAGGCGGTAGTCCTGAGAATCTTATCGGTACAGGATTTCCTTCCTGTCTGCTTCCATCTGCAATTATTCCGTAACCTTTACTTTCTATAAACCAAGAGTTAGAGAAATAACCTGTCCATCTTGGACCTAGTTGTTGAAGGGAGTCTGCTACTTCTTCGGTGGCACGGGCAGGGGCGGTGTAGCTTACAACTTCGGCTACCTGATTTATTTTCTTTATTAGTTTTGGGATTTCGTTTATAGCCATTATTGTGGTCGTGCCAATACTGTGTGGAGGATGGGTTGATCGCCTCTGGATGTTTTTACGTCTACTATTCTCGCTATTTTAGTTGCTCCTGCCTCTGTGTATTGTATGCGATCTCTACTGGTTGGAAAATAGTTTCCTAGTTCTGCGTTACCAAATATTACCTGTAAATCTGTTGTCTGGGATGTTGATTGAAACTCTGTTGCTGTGACGCTGGTTATCAAGGCTTTCATGGATACGTTTGTGTCAGATCCACCGACTTCACCTGTTGTTGCGTTGTAGGTTTGTGAAGCAGCAGCTTTTATGTAAGTTATATCTATGCCAAACTGATTTAATAGCTGTGCTGGTAAAGTTTTGAATGTATCGTCTACAAATGACATATTATCCCCTTACTGCTCGTAGTTGGAAAGTTCCTGCACCACCTAACATATACGCTCCAAGGTAACTTTGTAACCAAGGGTAAACATCTAAAACATTGTTTACTGATCCTGTTCCCTGACTAGATGTGTTGTATTTAACTGCTAAGTCTCCTAACTTTGCTTCGGCTATATTTCCGTTTGTTCCTACATTTCCTGTCATCGCATCTGTATCGTTTGCGAGTGCTCTTGCTAGTTCGTATTGTGCATATTTGATATTTACTGGAATCTTGCTGCAAGCTAGTTCTACACCATCTACTTGATAATTATTTCTTGGGAACTTTAATGCCTGTCCATCATCACATCTGTTGCCATAGTAAACAAAGCTATCAATCCATCTGGTAGCTGCTATTAATGACCTATTCTTTTGGTCGTCAGTTTTATTATCCCAAGTTGTTGAATCTGGAACTGTTTCAAAATAAGCGTTAGCTTCTGTCAATGTGACATAGCTATTAGCATTTTCTCCTTTAACAGTTGCATTTATGGTAGCTGCCACGATTTTTAAGTAATTTTAGTTTTATTGTAGCGTAAAGAAAAAACCCCACCAATATTTGATGAGGTTTAATGACCACCAATTAAATAGTACTAAGGATTAGTACCAGTATCAAGAGGTGAGTTGACGATAAGCTCGACTATAGGAATCAAGTCAGCATCGTATGTGATTGCCCAGTTGTTATCGTTAGCTAACTGTGCGTTAGTTGGGTTGTCAGTGGCAGATGTCCACTTAGTTCCCATAACATGATAAGCAGTATGGTAATCAACAGACATAACATCTTGCTTAGATAAGATGTTTCTATCTGATTCAATGCTTAGTGGAGATTGCTCA